AGTATCAAAGAATAATGGAAACTCTGCAGTCCTCATTGGAGGACCAAGTCTATTTTTAATCACTTGTCCTTTTATCTTGATACCAATTGTATTCTTCTTACTTGTGTCTTTGATTTGTCCTATATTTTTGAAACGAACACGAGTTGATGAATGGAATGGAAGAGCCTTACCACCACTTGTAGTCCAGGGGTCTCCAAACATAACACCAAGTTTTTGTCGTAATTGATTTGTAAAAACAAGAGCAACTTTTTGTCTAGCAATCATTTGAGTAATCTTTCTCATAGCCTTACTTATAATAATCGCTTTCGCAGTTGCCCAACCATCTTTATCAAAGTCAGCATCCATTTCTACTTTTGTAGAAGCAGCTGCTAAACTATCAACAAGAATTGTAACTAACTTATCTTTATCTGATTCTCTAATCTTTGTAACAATTGTTTCAATAGTATCAAATATTTCTTCAACTGTTTCAAGGTGTACATATAACATACTTTTTGTATCTACACCAATCGCTTCAAGAAATTCAGGTGAGACAGCTGACTCTGTATCTATATAGACTGCTATACCATCTTTTCTTTGTGTTGAAGCTAATAGATGAGAACCTATCAAAGATTTACCACTACCCTCTAAACCATTTAATTCAGTAATCTTACCTACGGCAACACCACCATTTGGTCTATTGGAAATAGCAATATCTAACATTGTTGAACCTGTTGAAATCCAATCTGTTACATCTGTTGGATTAGAATCTTTATCAAGAAAATAAGCAACTTGTTGATGTTTAAATTGTTTGTTTAATTCATCGGCTATTATTCCAGCCAATTCGTCTTTTTTAGACATATTTTCTCCTATGATGATAAGATGGGGACGAGCAGTTAATCTAATCACTGTTTGAATAAGTGATTCCAGACATCCCCAACTTATTCATTTATTTATTAACTATTAAATAATTCGTCAAATGCATCTGATACTTCTTCTTTTTTTATTGTAGCTGTAGTTGTAGTTCCAGTATTTGTAGTTGGAGTTGTACTTGCAGTTACACCTTCTGATGTTTCAGTTGTATCATCTGATGGATTTAGAAAATTACTAAGAGCGTCTTTCAATTCATCATAAGTAGGTTCTGTATAAAGTTCTGTCAAATCAGCTTGATTATCAAAGATACTTTGTAACAAATCACTATCTTCAGTTATTGGCGTCATATTAGGTTTAACACGAACTGTAGTTTTACCATATTGATTACCCGCTTCAGCTGGTGTTTGTCGTTCAATCTGTATATCTCTACCACTTGTTGCATCTGTAATATCACCATAATCAGGGTCAGCTATTACACTTAATAGTTCTTGATAAACTGTTTTACCGAATCCCCAAAACTTAACACCTTCATTTTCTCTACCACGAACTACGACAGGAACAAAAGTTCTCATTTTAGGTTCAAGTCTTTTACCTTGAATCCATTCGTCTTTATTACCTGTAGATTTTAGTTTGTTAGCGAACTCTTCAACTGGGTCAGGACGACCAAATGAAGCAGGTGACATATAAGTTTTATTATTGCCTAAATTATAATGAAAGAATAATTCAATAAATGGATTTTCTTTATTATGTTTGTAAGGAACAATACGAACTACTTGTTTACCTGGTTCAGGTTTCCAAAAGTTTTCTTTTGTAGAAGTTGTTGATTGTAATTGGGTTAGTTTGGATTTTATTGCATTTATATCCATGTTTTTTTCTCCTGTGTTTTATCTTTTATCGTTTATTATTTATGGTTAAATCGTATAACCATATAACCTATTTTATACATCGTATATAAATATACGAATTTTTTTGAAACTATACAAGCTTTTTTTTATTTTTTTTGAAGTAATCCTTCAAGAAAATATTTAAGTGTTTCTTCATTCAAAGCACCTGACATTGAATATACATCACCATTCTTTGAAATTGTTGTTGTATTGGGAACACCCATAACTCTAAATAAACCTGCTATATCAGGTTCTTCTTCTATGTTTACTTTATATAAATTTACTTTATCTTTATATTCTGGTGTGACATCGTTGAGCACCTGCTCATACATTTTACAAGGTCCTCACCATGTTGCATAAAAATCAATGAAGATAGGTTTATCTGTAAGATTCTCCCCTTCATTATAAATTTTCATAAATTCTTCTTTTGTTAAATTATTCATCACATTCTCCGTGTTCACAATCACATTGACAACCACAATGTTTTTTCCATTTATTTATTGGACATTCAGCCACTGCATAATGTACTTTCACATTCATAAAACATGCACAATGAGAACATCTACCATCTTTTTTATTTGTATCTGGATTTGTTTCATCATAGAGAAGAAATGGACAACCTTTGCAGATTTCCCATCTTCGTTCAGCTTCTTCTGTAGTTGTGATTACTTGTGAACCTTTTAACCAAGATTTTAGAGATTTCCAATGAGTTGTAGCTATATCTCTAACCTGTTGAGATGTTGGTGGAAGTTTTTGTTCCTTCGCCAACATCTTTTCAGTTTTATCAATACATTCTAATTCTTCTTTTGTTGCAGCCCTATCTATCGTAGGCTTTGGTTTTGCCATTTAAAATTAACCTTTAAATTTAGTATCGCCTACTACTTTAGTTAATTTATTATCTGTACCTCTTACATAATATTGATGAATTAATGTTTTAATATAAGTTTCATCAGCATAAACAGATGTTCTCTTATCATTTTCTACAATATAATAAAATTGAGTATTCAACTCTGTACTATGTTGTGAATGTGGTGGAGGTGCACTTTGTTGAGTTGTAGGTGGAGGAGGTGATTGACTATCCCTTTGTTTTTTGAATCGGTCAATTATCAGGTCTAAAGGTTGTAAATTTGGTAAATGGTCATTTTCCTTTACCCATGCTTCATATTTTGTACCCCACTCTTGCAATTGTTCATCTGTTGAAGTTGGTTGAGGTGGTGTAGGTGGCTGACTCTTTGGCCTAGGCATCGCTAATATTTCATCAGCTGTTTTTTTCTGATTATCTGGTAGATGGTCATTTTCTTTTAACCATTTATCATAATCTTTTTTCCAAGCAGTTTCTTCTTTTTTTGGTCTATCAAAAAATGGTGGTCTTGGAGGTGGACTTTTAGGTCGAGGTGGAGCTGGTATTTCTTCACCATTTGCCCATTTTTCAATTATATCTTTTTCACGAAATCCACAAATCTGATTACCAGTATTCGGGTCTATTAACCAGGGTGTTCCACATTGAGCTTTATATTTTTCTTTCATCTCTTTGCTGACTTCCTGATTGTCTTTATCTGATGTATCTAATTTAAGTATGGGATAACCTTCCGCTATCAATTCATCAACAATTGGTTCAGTTTTTTTACACCAACCACATCCTACTGAATAGAAATAATATAATTCAGTTGGTTTTACGACTTTTTTACTCTTAGTATTTGTTGTTTTCTTCGTAGTTTTTGTTGTTTTCTTCGTAGTTTTAGGTTTTTCAATAACCTCTGCTGTTTTTGTTGCCATAACCATTTCTCCTAATGTAATGTATTGATTTAGTATATATAAATATATATAACTTTTAAAAAACGACTAATCTATTTTAATTATTTTATAAATTCTTGTATTAATTCTGTTTAGTCCATCTGAATTTGTAACTAATAATGTATTTTTGAAATTTTCCCATGGAACAATAAATTTACTATCTATTACTCCATTATTTAAATTTGCTATAACTTCATTCAAAGCATTAATTGTATATAATGTATTTGTATGTTTTTTTCTGTGTAATGATATAGTTCCTTTTACATCATTAAAATCTACACCACCTGATAAATCTACATTATATGTACATATCAATTCATTTGTATTATCTTCATTTTGTAGTACATATATCTTATTAAAAACTATTGTATAAGCACCTTTAATCAACTTAACTGTGTCGTCAAGTTCAGATTTAGTTGTAAATGTAGCTAATAGTTGAGTTTTCATTATTTTTCAAAAGTCCCCAATAATTTTGACCAATCGTCTGCATATAAATCATAATCTGATGTAGTATCAGGGAATTTAGTCATTTGTCCTTGTTTAAATCTAAATGTAACTGTGATACTTCCAATGGCACCTATAGCTTGATGTCCAACATCAAGAGTAAATGCATAACCAGAACCAGATGCACTTGTATTGAACTGAGCTATAAATGAATTATAATCAAATTCCTTATAAAATTGTTCTTCACTTGGAATAAACCAAATAGTTTTCCCAGCTGAAGCTGCATAAAACATATTCTTTTTACCAACACTCATCTGTCTAGCGAATAAATCAGATAAACCTGTTTGAATTTCTCCTTCATATTCAGCACCAAATGCATTAAATATATTATCAAAATGCTTGTCTCTAACAGTATTCCAACCAGGATAATTTTTTCTTCCATGAAAATGATTATTCATTTTATGACAAAAATATTTAAAAGCTTTGGATTTACCCAATTTATCCATACCAACAGAATCTGTTAATGTATCCATTTCTTCTTGAGTCATTGTTTCTGACTGAAATGAATCCCAATCTGTTTTTATATGTGATTTAAAAATATTTTTAGCTTCTTCATTATTTGCTTTTTTATTAAATTCTTTTTCTGCTAAGTCTACCCAATCTTTAGTCATAGCATCCCACTCTGTTTTATAGTTTGTTAGAAAGTGTTTTGCTGCTTTATCATTTTGTCCATCACCAAATGGAATACCTAATGATTTAAAAAATGTATTGATGGTTAAATTCTTTAATTGTCCTTTTCCAGCTTTTAATGAAACACCAACCCATCCGTGTTTCTTTGTTTTTATTACCATATCAGATGCACCATAATCAGTGCTATCATTACTTGGTCCCGCCCACCATACTGGACCACTTGTATGTTTTCCTATTCTTTTTTCAATTGATTTAACTATACTTTTAGCATCTGTTTTTAACACTTCCATCTTATCGTGTATAGAGTCTTCTAAATAACTCATATGTTTTTTGTTTATTTTGAATTTTTTACCAGGAACACCGGGTTTTACTGTTCCTTTATTAATCGCGTTTAAAATATCATTACCATCTTTAATATCAGATATACTACCTTTCATAGCTAATGCACATAAAACTTCGTGATATACTGTAGTAGGATTTTGACCCTTTTGAATTTTCAATTTATTTTCTTTTGATTTTTTCTTCACTTCCATTAATTTATTAATCATAATATCTATAACTTCTTCATCAATTTTTAAGTGTTGTAATGACTCTTTGAGATGAACTATGTGTAATGGATTTTTTGGATTAGGCATTCCATCGTGTACACGATATGCCCATTCTGTTAATATTTTATCTATTATTGGGTGTTTCATTATAACCTATCTTGAATTGATTGTAAATTACCTAAATTTGAACCAGCTTTAGCTTTTGTCAAATGTCCATTTCTTTCTAATATTTCTTTAATTTCTATCAAAATTTCTGCTCCATCAGACTTATTAAAATCGAATGTAAAACTATCATAACCATATAATACTAATTTTGTCTTCTTATCATATAAATATCGTTGTAATTTAATTATAGTCTTAATATTACATTCTGTTTCATATGCTTGTAATAGATAATTTAGTAATTTACTACGATTCATATTCAAATAATTGTTTTTTATAAGTTTCCTCTTATAAATATCAGTTTCTATGAAATTATCCTTATTATATTTATTCCACAAATTATCTGTATATTCTTTCGTTTTTCTAAAAAATGGTACTGATTTTGCAACATTATCAGTTATTCCACCATATAAAATCTTAAATGTTATCTGTTTTGATTCTTCATATGAACATTCATAAAAATTAGCTAAATATTCATGAACAGATGCTTGTGGAAATGTATATCCAATTAAACTACCGATAAGTCTAACATGGTATGCATCATAATCAAATTCTACGAGATAGTCATTTTCTGGTATAAACGCCTTTCGTTGGTCTTTTGTTAATGCCGCAAAGTTTACTGAACCGAATGAATTACTCGGTCTTCCTGTTGATGTCCATAAATTATATTGTGAGTATAACTTATTATCTGATATATGTTTTCTTACTCTTTCATCAAATATATCACATACATCATCAGTAACTTTTATACCATTCTTTTCTATTAAATGAAATGCATTTGTAATATCTGAATGATATTCATATTCACATACTGATGAGAATGATTCTTTCATCTTATCAAAAACCTTATCACAATACTCTTTATGTTTCGAAAATGGTATGATTTCGTTAAGATTTTTAACATTATAATACTTACTATGGAAAAAATCATATGCATTTAATCTTATATTTTCTAAATCTACTGGTAAATTTGTATCTTTCCAATTAAGATAATTTACATCAATTAATCTTGTATCTGGTAATATATGTTTTAATTTTTTGACATCAGGTGTTACATAGAAATGTCTATGGTCATTCTTTATCTCATCTATACTTTCACTTTCACCACAATCAGGATGATTTATACATATCATTCTACCTTCTCTATCACCCCAATGTCGTACATATATTAAAGATAACTCATTGTCATTATGTAATGGGTGTAAGAATGGGTCTGAAAATATCGGTATTATAATATAACTCATACTTTAATATACAACCTTTTTTGTGTTAAATCCTAATGTTTTTTAATTAAGCACTAATCCAACATACATCATGCCTCGGGGTGCATGACCCTCCACCCCAAAATACATCAGAGAAGGTACAAAATCCCGAATCACATTCTGAAGATTCACAATTATCAAATGCTCCTTGACCACATTCACCACATACATCACATTCTGGATTCCACTTTGAAGTTGATTGTCTTAAACCATTTAATGTAACTTCTTCGTAAGCTCTACGAGGCTTATCCAACATGGGCCATTTATAATATTGTATATCACCAGCATAATCGAATGGGATAACAACTAAATTGTCATGTTTTGCTAGTAAATAATATTGTTGACCTTCATAAAATTGAACATATTGTGAATGAAAGGAATATAGTCCTGGTATTTTTGATCTATTTAATACTGGATATTTTCCTATTGTTGCATCCCAATACCTATAGTTGTCCTTAAAATCTGGAGTTTCTATTAGCCATACCTTATTAATTTTACCAAAACCAGATTCATGCCATGTATAATAAGGATTGACTATGGTTCTAATCCAACTA